GATGGCTGAAGAACACCAAACTTTGGAACTACTGCGTGATATTTTAAGTTATCAACACTAGTAACATTAGAATACGCTATTAGTCTTGATTCACTAATAAATGAGTGGTATTCTTGTGTATTACTTGTTTTAATTCTATATACTGCTATAACAGGATTTACAGTATTAGAGAAATATGTTGTAGTGTTTGCTGTAGATGAATCTATCCAAAGTTCGCCTTCTGCTTCATTAATGTATTGAACTCTACCAGAAACTGAATTTGCTAGAGTATTAGAAAAAATATTAAGAGTATTTTGAGTTGATATTGAACCATTTACAGTAAGAACAACATCACCAACCGATATTCCTAGTGAGGTATTTGCTCTAGTAAATCCTTCCAATGATAAATATTCATCATCTTCATTTTTAAATATAGCATTTCCATTTAATTGATTAAACTTTGCTCTATAAAGATTAAAAGTTATATCTTCTTTTTGAATAGCAGTCCAAGTTTTTCTGTTTGCTGAGATAAACATAATTCCAGAATATGGATTTGAAAAAACTTGTTGGTCTGTTGTTACATCAAAATCTCCAGTCTCACTAACCCAAATTGCATAATTTGGATTTCCTGCATCTGGTTGAACTATAAAAGCATAATCTTTATTGGTCATTAGGTAAACTGGAAAATCTAATTCAAAAATAGTTTCCACTAAAGGTTCTCCAAAAGTGGGACCTGCAGAAATAGATATTTCAGATTCTGTTAAATGTGCTCGTCCAATAATTCTAGATTGGTCAGGCATATTATTTTCCATTTCACAAATTAAAACTGAACATCCAAGCGTTCTATCTTTATGTCTAAAATATAGACCAACACTATTTAAATATATTCCTGTTATTTCGGCTGGTAAGTTTTCAATAGTGAACGATTGAGCTATCGGATCACCACCACCTATATTAATACCTACATTTTCCTCAAGTCGTGTCGAAGTCTGAACTGTAGTTAAAGTTCTTCTTTGTGAAGTTGATAGTGTAGATAATTGTGGTTGTCTCACAACAAGTGTAGTAGAACCTTTAGTAACAGAAATAGATTCTGCCATATAATTAGTAAATGCTATAGTTGTTCTAGCATCTTTTCCTTCTGAAATATCTCTAACATTATTTAATTCAAAAATTCTTTCACCAGTTCTAAATGTTCTTTCTGGTATTCTAAAAAGTCCTACAACATTTCCATTTTCAGACGATACTATCTGTGTGCCGTATTCTCCATTTTGGTTTACTATTCTATCTTCAAGACCTTCTTGTGGCTCAGTCAAACCAGATAATTCACCAGGAGCACAATGCTCATCAACGTTAACATTGTCAAAAAATACGTGTATATTACTTCTAGGTTTCATACCAGTTGCTATGAATGCAACAACTCTTGATCTCATATATGGATTTAGAGATACATCTTTTACATATGCACCCAAGTCTATATTCTCTGTTAGAGTATTTACTTGCAGTTCGTTTATAATTCGTTCTTGAACTGTTCTAGTTGTAGTAGTTATTTCAGATTGTAAAAAAATACCTACGTTGCGCCCTCGTCTTTCTTGGGTGGTAGAAGTACTAGAAATATTTCTCCAATCACCAAAAATAGTTCCAAATGGAGAATCAGCAAATTGTTCCCATGGTGTTGAAAGATCAATATTTACATTGACATTAGGAACAATTGATTCATCTTGAAAATAATCATAATTTGGATATAATTCTACATTACCATTCCATTGCCAAGCAGATTCGGTACAATTTCTATATTTTGTCGAAAATTCTTGTGATATATATCTTTCATCTTCATAGTCTAATAATACTAATGGACCTCTTCTCTTAACATTAGAAGATTTTACAGAATCTGAAGATGTACTTGGTGTGAATTTAAAATCTATATTATGTTTATCAAAGAAAGGTCTTGCTACAGTTTCATCTTTATCGATAGAAATTTTATATTCAAAATCAGAAACATTTCCTATTTTATGAGAATTGAATGGATCTGCAAATATACCATTTTTAAATCTATCAAGACCATTGACATCAGGTATAGTTAAATCTTTTGCTTTTTGCTCAACAGCATTTAGAACTGTATAATATTCAAGTCTTTTTAATCTTCTATCTATTGCTCCAATATCTTTCATAGTATATCTACGATTAGACCTATCAAATATTTTTATTTCTGGAGAAGACTTATAAATCTCATATTCTCTTCTTGTAGCAGAAGGATATGGTGGAACAAAAGTTTCTTTTAATAAAACTTGATCGTTTTCAACAAATGGTGCTTGAGGTATTTCTGATGGAACACCTTGGTTTACTATGAACTCGCCAATTGGATTTATAGTAATGATGTCTCTTCTAGGCAAATAATATTCATAATCTGCTACAAAATTACTATCAGGAACAATCATATGTTGCCCAGTTGCTGGTATAACATAATTATTTGTATTTAATCCTGGATTGATAGTAGCAGAACCTTCTGTAGAAGAAGAAACAGCAGTGTTTGATTTTATTGCTCTAAAATCAATAAAATTTCTTATTTCTAATTCGTTTTCTAATGGTAATTCTATAGTCTGTATAGCATTTGTATTTGCAGTATTAACATCATCTATAGGATATGATTCAACAGAAAAGAATCCTACTGAAGCAGAAGTGTTTGCGGTAAAGTGGTCTAATTCTATCAAAAACTTAGTAGATCCTGATATGTTAGATGCATATTCAGGTTTTACAAATAATCTAGAATGTTCTAATGTATCTTCTCTGCTGCCTCTGTCTAGATTAAACCAAGTTGTTCTATTAGGATTTGTGTTTGCATATGTCGTACCAACATAAATATTTCTAATTTTATGAACTTCAGAAAATCCTAAGTCCCAAGGACCTACACTAGTAGCAACATTATTACTACAATCAATTTTTACAAACTTATTTTTATTTATTATTTTAGGTATAGGGTTTGCTTGATTTCTATTTACAGGATATGATGCATAAATGGTTTGAGAACCACTATCTAATGTTAAACCCAAATTAGCAGAAAATGAGGTGTTAGAATTTATAGTAACATTTGCAAGTGGTAATGGGGTTCCTGTGACAAAATATTTACCAAATTTACTTTCTGTATTAGATTGTGAAAATGGTGAATCCACTGTTAAAAATGTGCTATTCCCAATAGATACAATTCTTTTTATATATGTTTGTATTGAGTTTGCATAAACTCTAATATTAGAATTTGCTGTCAATTCATTTGTAAAATCTGTACCATCTCCTGTAACGGTAGAAGACCCCGCAGTTATAGAAACATTTCCTGTTAAGTTAGCAGAATATGCGTTTGAAGATAAAAATATATCATATTCTTCTAATAAAGAACCAGTTAATACAGAACCAGTAGACTGATTAAGTCTTTCTGTTGAAGCACCAGTTGCTGGGGTGTCAAGTGATATTGTCAATATACCAGACCCATTTATAGTGCCAGATTTTATCTGAGAATAAACAAAGTTTGTATCACCAATTCCAGTATTATTTGTTAATCTTTTTACTGCAAGAAATCCACTATCAAACACTGAAGATTTTTTAGTTGTGTCTTTTAGTTTAGCAATACCACCTTCCAACACAACATCTGCTTTAGCATCACCAAAAGAACCAGATATATAAAGACTTTTTACATCGGAGGAAAAACTTTTCCCAGAATTCATTTGAATATTAAATAAATAAACATAATATTTTCCGGTAGGACTACCCTTTACACCTTCTTCAAACGAAACTGCTCTAACATTTGCTTTACCAACAGATGTTCCAACTGGAGTTGATGTACTTCCTTCATATTCAGATATAGAATTTTGTGGAGAATCGTAAAGAGTTACTTCAGAAAGTTGTTCTGTATCAAAAACGCCCACAAATTCATCACATATGACATAATTGCCATAATTTGCTGTAACAATCTGATTTTCCGCAAATTCAGTTGTTATTGCTCTATCTGCTTCAACATTAACAGTGGCTATTTTTTCTATTCTATTACCACGAACATAAGCAATACCAGAAGACATTTCATAAAAGAAAGATTGTGAATTAGAAGAATTAACTCTTGTTTCAGCAGTGAATGGTTTAATAAAATAATCACCAGATTCTTCATATGTTCTTTTTGCTAACTCTTTTTGAATAGCATTATATTCAGTTATATCTCTTTGCTGTGTTGGTTCATTTGAATCAAATTCTACAATAGAAAAAAAGTTAGTATTTGATGTGTCTGTTTTTAATTTTGATACTAAAGTCGGATTTAATTTTAATCTATATGCACCAGGAGCATTTTCATTAGGATATCCTAGAGCATTGTCTGTTAAACTTAAATCTTCTTGATCGTTTATAATATTTTCTGCTGTCTCAAAACCAACAACATAACCTGTTACATTTGTAGAAAATTCATTAACAGTTACAACCTGTGGTTCTACTTTTGAAAAAAATCCTTTTTGAAAAATTATACCATCAGAGACACCTACAGCATAAGATTGTCCATTAGATGTAAAACTACTATTTGTAGCAAT